GGCTCTCCAATGGGGCCTACCTCCACTGCTACGGTGCAACCGAGCCGGACAAGCTCAGAGGCCCGCAGTTCACCTTCACCTGGTGTGACGAACTCGCCGCCTGGCAGTACCCCGCGGCGTGGGACAACCTGCAGCTGGCTCTTCGGTTAGGTTCTCACCCACAGAACTTCGTCACCACCACCCCAAGACCAACTGCCTTCTACCGCAGGGTCAGGACGGGCCCCGGGGTTGACCGAAGGGTCATCCCGACCTACGACAACCTGGACAACCTCGCACCCACCTTCCGAGCCGAGATCCTGCGCCAGTACGAAGGATCGAGGATGGGGCGGCAGGAACTCCTGGCCGAACTGTTGGAAGACACCCCGGGGGCTCTTTGGAGCCGCGACACGATCGACAAGGCGCGAGCGTTCGCTCTCCCGGACATGCGCCGGATCGTGGTGGCGATCGACCCCGCCGGCGGTGCGGAAGAGACCAACGACGAGACCGGGATCGTGGTCTGCGGGATCGACCTCCAAGGCGTCCTGTACGTGCTCGCCGACTACTCCGGCCACTTCACTCCTCACGAATGGGCCAGCCGGGCCCTCGGGGCTTTGAGAGAGCACCAAGCGGACAGGATCGTGGCTGAGAAGAACTTCGGCGGCGACATGGTGGAAGCCACTATCCGGGCGATCGACAAGAGAGCGCCGGTCACGATGGTGACCGCGTCCAGAGGGAAGGCCCAGCGCGCGGAGCCGATCTCGACTCTGTACGAGCAGGGACGGGTCATGCACGGCGGCATCTTTGCCGAGCTGGAAGACCAGATGACCTCCTGGGTGCCCGGCATCACCAAGGACTCACCCGACAGGGTCGACGCTCTTGTGTGGGCGCTGACCGAACTGAGCAGTGGAGGATCGGCCATGCACTTCCTGGATCAGTTGGCGAACCGCGAGGCGACGACAGTTGGAATGACGCCGTGGTCTCCTCAGAGCCCGCGCTGATCCCTTGGCCTTCTGGACGCGCACGAAGCCCGACATCGCGCAGGTGGTCGAGCAGGCGGTGACGCGCGCCCTGGCGAACCTTCCAACTGGTGCCGTGGCAAGTCACTCCGAGCAGGAGATTGCAGCCCGCAATAATCCGGTGGGCGCGTTCATGTCGCAGCTTCCCGCTCCCCTTCCGAGGCCAACCGTTCAGCCGGCGATGGGGCCAGGTGAAGCGCTGTTCCCGGTTCCACTGGATCCGCTCGAGCCGTCTGGCCGTCCGCTTCCCCGTCGATATCAGTATCAGATCTCGACCAACCTTCAGCCACTTCCCCATCGCTACGTGCCGTTCGAGATGCTCAAGCAGATCGCGGACCCGGTGAAGGGATGCGACTTGGTCCGACGATGCATCGAGATCCGTAAGGACAACGTGCTGGCCAAGCGGTGGGACTTCGTCGTCAAGCCCGAGGCCGTGGCTGCAGTTCAGCAGCAGCACGAGGTGTCTGGCAACAAGGCGACCGCAATGGCTCGCGATCAGTTCATGCCCGAGATCGAAAGGCTGAGGGCAACGTTCGAGTACCCCGATTGGTATCACGGGACTCATTGGACACCGTGGATGAACCAGATCCTCGAGCAGCTGATGACGATCGACGCGGTCACGATCTACCCGCAGTTCACCTTTGGGGGACGCGTCTCGTTCGAGGTCTTGGACGGCGCGACGATCAAGCCGATCATCGACTACCGCGGGTTCACTCCAGTTCCGCCCGATGTTGCCTATCAGCAAGTCTTGTGGGGCTTTCCCCGCGGTGAGTTCATCGCCCAGGAGGACGCCGACAAGAACTTCATGGCGGACGCGATCCTGTACCGCCCCCGCAACCCACGCGCGGACTCACCGTATGGGCTGAGCCCAACTGAGATTGCGATGCCCGCTGCTGGCTTGTGGATGGCATATCAGGCGTGGCTCAGGACCGAGTACACGGATGGCACGATGCCGCGTCTGGGGGTGAAGACCAACACCCAGATGACCCCGCAGGAGCTTCGCGTCTGGCAGTCGGTCTACAACGAGCGACTTGCGGGCCAGATGCACGAGCGCCAGCGCACGCAGCTCTACCCGGACGGATTCGACCCAATGGTCTTCCCCGACATCGGGGAGAAGTTCAAGGTCGACTACCCCGAGATGCTGATCAAGCAGGTGGGCTCTCCGTTCCACGTCATGCCCACTCAGTTGGGGGTCATCCCCCACATGGGGATCGGCGGAAGAGGCCAGCAGGAAGGCGAGCAGGACCAGTCAGAGTCGATGGGCGACCAGCCGACGGACGAGTTCGTGGTCTCCCTGATGAACGAGATCGCCACTCGGTACTGCGCGATGTCGCCCGAGATCACCTTCACCCTCAACGGAGGCGTGACCGAGCAGGACGACTTGGCGACAGCCCAAGCGCAGCAGATCCGGCTCTCGGCTGGACTCGCCACTCTCAACTCAATCTGCGGCGAGAATGGCGACCCGCCGTTCTCATTCCCCGAGGCGGACGAACCCATGATCGTCACCGCGACGGGAGTGGTCTTCCTGAAAGGCCTCATGGAGAAGCAGAACGAGCCCGCTCCAGCGCCAATCGTGGCTGCTCCGGGCCAGCAACCACCTAGTGGGAACAAGCCCGCAGCGAACGCCGAGCCGAAGCCAAAAGACACCGAGTTGAAGCAGTTCACCACCTTCGCAGAGAAGCGGAAGGATGGCAGCTGGCGAGACTTCGAGTTCCGCTCCATCCCCACGGAACTGGGACTGGCGCTGAACGAAGCCGGACGCACAGGGGACTGGCGATCTCTCGAACTTCTGACCCAAGCCGCGGGAGGAACCCCAAGCCTAAAAGCTGAGGCCCCGCCAAGGGGCTGGGACATGATGGACCGGATCGCACTGGCGTATGCGCCCAGGCTCCATCACGCGCTCATGGTCGGGATCAATCCAAAGGCCATCGCCGAGAAGTGGCGCAAGATCCGACCGGACCAAATCTCTCAAGCGGCACAGGACGACGCAGATGATCTCGCAGCGGAAGCCATGCTCGAAGGGCTCGAGTTGAGCGGATCTGTTGCAGGCGAGATCGTGATGGCGCTGTACCGCGAGTCATACGCAGCAGGAATAGCCTCTTCGGTCCACGAGATGGACGATGCGGACTTCGAGTTGCCGGCTGACCCCATCTCTAAGGCCGCTGAAGCGGTCGACTGGCCCAAGTGGGAGCCAGGGGATGCGACATCGGTGGGCGACATGGCCGAAGCGCCCAATCGTTCCCTGCGACAACTGCTGGACGAAGCCGGGATCACGATCAAGGGGATTCGCGGAACCCAACTCGACCGGTTGGGCAAAGTCCTGGCCGACAGTCTGGACGCAGGTGATTCGGTAGCGATGACCGAGCAGAAGATCGCCAACCTCTGCAACTCCCCTCTCCAAGCTCATCTAGTCGCGCTCACGGAGTCCGCCCGGGCGATGAACCGTGCGGCCCTCGACAACTACCAGCTGCACGGCGTGCCGCAGAAGGACTGGTTTACCGCTCTGATGCCGTGTCCGATCTGCGAGACCAACCGCGACGCCGGTTCCATTCCCGTCACCGACCCATTTCCGTCCGGTGCGCTCTGTCCGCCCGGCCATCCCCGCTGCAGGTGCTGTCTTGCCCCTGCTCCCAACACGGAGTGACCAATGCTTACATACGTCTCACTCGGGGAGATCACCCAGTCTGAGCGAGACCCGAAGACTGGTGTTCTCGCGTTCGAGGTCAGCAAGGGGGCGGGGTCGGAGCTGTCCATGAGCGGGCACCGCATGGACCCGGAATGGCTTGCCCACGAGTCCAAGCGGTGGTTCTCGACCGGCGCCAACCTTCGGGAGCAGCACGACGAGAGCCGCGCCGTGGGACGAGCAACTTCTCTGGAGATCCGCGACGACGGGGTCTACTTTCCCGGCATCATTGTCGACCCCGTCACGGCAGCCAAGGTCGAGAACAAGGTGCTCTGCAACCTGTCGGTGGGCGTCAACGGGGCCGTCATCGACAAGAAGCGTGAGCCCGGAGTCGACTGGGTCGTGGGTGGAACCATCGTCGAGTATTCGCTCGTCGACCGGCCCGCCAACCCCACAACCAAGCTGGTCTTGGCCCAGGCGGCTGGAACCTCGTTCAAGCTGGTCGAGAACGTGGTCGACCTCACCCAGGCATCGAACATCGACCACAACCACCTCCACCACCACGACGAGGACGGCGGGGAGCGGCACAAGCACGAGCACACCCACGCCGCCGGCGTCCAGGACCACAACACAGTTGGCTCAGGGGTTGCCCATGAGCACCAGCACTCAGAGGCCGAAGACGACTCGCTGACTGCCGACCAGGGTGACAACGACGACGACGTCGACGAAGCTGCTAGGGCGGTACTGATCCAGCGGGACGTGTCGACCACGGAGCGCAAGAGCCTGGCAAAGAAGGGCGACGCGCTGCCGGGTGGCGGCTTCCCGATCGCCAGTCTGGGTGATCTGAAGAACGCCATCCGGGCAATCGGACGGGCGAAGGATCCGGCCAAGACCAAGGCGTTCATCAAGAAGCGCGCCGCGGCTCTTGGACAGAGCAAGCTCATTCCCGCCACGTGGTCGGCTGCAATGACGGCCCAATTCGGGCTGGCAATCGCTGCACTTGAGCAGGCCGACCCGGGCGCTGAGCCTCCGGATGGGGCGAACGGCACCGATCATCCCCACGACCCGGCCGAGGTCGCCTCTATCCGGGCCGCGCTCATCAACTGCCTGGTGCAGGAGCTTGCCGAGCTGGCGAATGGCGATCCGGAACTCTGCGACATCAACTCGCTCGTCGAGTGCCTGACCCTGTTCCTCAACTGGTGGTCGGGAGAAGCCTTCGAGGGCGAGCTGCCCTCTCCATACGCGCCGGAGGGCACCGGAGACATGAAAGTCAGCATGGCCGTAGTGGCCGAACTCATCCAGTCCGCCTCCGCTGAGGATGCGGGCGACGAAGACAAGAAGGCACTCGCAACGGTGCTGGAAGCGTTCCAACCGAGGATCACAGCTGTCACAGAGTCAGCCGTTGCGGAGGCCACGGAGGGCCTTCGGACCGAGCTTGAGCAGGTGAAGAAGCTGGCGCTCCCGGATGGGCCCGCGAAGCACCGCAACCTCGAGCAGCTGGCTCGCGCCGGTAAGGCCGATCTTCTGGACGCCGACGCTCAGGCATACCTCAAGCAGGCAGCCGAGGCGACGGACCGAGACCTCGCAGAGGGGTCGTACCAGAAGGCCAAGGCATTGCAAGCCGAAGCCGAGAAGCTCCGCGCGTCGCGCCAATAACCCTCACATCTAGGAGACCCGAATGCTTCGCGCACCTTCCGTAGCGCAGATGTTCTCTGACGCTGCGACACCCCTGGAGCGGACTGACCGCTTCGAGCGGTACATCGGCCTGCTGGGCCAGTCGATCGCGGCTGGAAAGGCAGGCGAGACCCGCTTCCTTCCTGGCCGTGGCTTGGTCCGGCAGGATCCACTCATGGCCCAACTGGCGCGGCCAGAGGTCCGGCAGGCGATTGGTTCAGATGCCCTTCGGGTCATCGAGTCGCAGCTTGCACGTCCTGGTCTGATGCAGGACTGGACCAACACCAACCCGATCTCGGATGGCTTGGTGGCCTACGACCTCGAGGCGCCGGCCAAGATGCTCTTCCCGCGTCCGACCCCCTGGCGCAACATGCTGCCCAGGATCAAGGGAGTTGGCACTGTCCACCGTGCCAAGGTGATCAGCGGGATCTCCGGCACAGGAACCGGTGGGACCACTCCGGTCAACCCCGGCATCACGGACTCTACCCAAACGGAGTTCGTGAACCTGAACCTGCTGCGTGGGCCCAAGATCGGGTATGCGGGCTACGACCAGACCGCCGTGTTCCTGGTCAACTCTCTCAGTGACTCGGTCTTCAGGGACGCGTTCTACCAGGCGCAGGGATACCAAGACCTGCACCAGCTGTCCCAGACCGCCCTCCTGTACGCCTCCATGCTCTCTGAGGAAAGGCTGGCGATCTACGGTCGTGGAACAACTGCAAACGGCTACACCGGAGCCCTGGCGACTCCGACTGTGACCGTTTCGGCAGTCACAGCGGCCGCCGGCCAGACCGCCGTCACCGCGGGCACCTACTACGTCGCCGTCACCGCTGACGGTGGCCAGTTGGGCACCAACCACGAGTCGGTTCCGACCGCGATCCAGTCGGTCACAGTCTCGACGGGGGATGTGATCAAGATCGTGGTTTCGGTCGACTCCCCAGGTGCCTTGGGCTACAACCTGTACGCCGGCACGGCGAACGCCCTGGCCTCTCTCTACTACCAGGGCCGCACCGGCTACAACAACGGCTTCATCACCGGCACGATCAACTCGGCCGGGATCCAGCCGGTGTCGACCGACACCTCGGCTCCATCTGCGACCCCGAACTACGACGGGGTCATGACCAACCTTGCGGCCAATGGTGGGTACGTGAACAGGCTCAACGCACCCTTCAACACCGCCACGCCTGGCGTGGAGTTCGAGAACGCATTCGGAGTGCTGTACGACGGCGTCAAGGCCGACCCAGAGGACGTCTGGATGAACGGCCATGACCGCAAGCAGCTTTCCGACCTGCTGCGCAACTCGGCCTCGAACAACTACCGGTTCCAGGTCATGCAGGACGAGAGCGGGCGAGCGGTTGTCGGGTCAATCGTGACCGGCATCCTGAACCCCTTCTCGCCATCGGGCAAGATCGCCAATGTTCAGGTCCATCCTTGGTTCCCACAGGGCAACGCGACGATCAACTCGTGGGAGCTGCCGATCCCGGACACCGAAGTCAGCCAGACGGTGGCGTTCGTCAATGTCCAGGACTACATGGGGATCGACTGGGCGCCAATCCAGTTGACTGACGACACCTCGAGCTACTGGATCGGGACCATGTTCCACTACGCGCCTCTGTGGAGCGGTCTCATCCAGGGCATTCAGCTCGTCTGATCTAGCCCCCCCTCTCGGGGCGGCCCAGCAATGGGCCGCCCCACTTGGAGGCATCACATGCCCGAATTGGTTGCGCCCATGAAGGCCATGCGTGAACTCACCGTCGCGGACGGCTCACGCACCTACCGAGGTAGGGATGGCCACTTCTCCGTCGAGAAGCCCGAGCACGTCCGCCAGCTCCGTCAGCTTGGCTGCACCGCGCCCTTGGTGGCGATGGTGCCCGGGCAGACCGAGCCGTGCCGATGCGGTGGTCGGAAGTTTCCCGATCAGGTCGTTTGCGGCCTTTGCTACCGGGAGGAACGAAATGCCTAAAGGGCAGTACGAACGCAAGCCAACCCAGGGCGATCTCCAGCACGCCGAGGATGCGCAGGAGTTGGCCGAGCGAGCAGTCCAAGCCGCCCAGCCGGATCCGATTGCAGTTGAGAACGCCGAGGTCGCAGTCGACCTGGCCGAGCAGGCCCAGGAGCAGCTCGGGAAGACCGAGTTCACTGAGCACCCCTTCGGGGATCAGACATTCCCGGGCGCTCAGTCGATCGCCAACGCCGACAGCGCGTTCACGGTCGATCCCAAGACCGGGAAGGTCACCGGACGCCAATGACCGTCGTCATGGAGCAGGGGGCGGCCTATGCGTCCACATATCTGACGCGAGAGCCGTACCTGTCCGTGCTGGAGTACGAGGCCGAGCCGACCGGACTTCGGCTAAGCGACCTCATCCCGGCCAACCCCAACAACCCCAATCCCACCCAGGCGGACCAGGATCTCGCGGTCAAGCTGGCGATCGAGGGCGCGTCGTCATGGATTGACGAACTCTTGAAGCAGCCTCTTGCCGCAACGGTCCAGACCGAATCGCTCCGGGCCCGGGCGGACTATCGCGGGGTACTGAGGGTTCATCCGACCCAATGGCCTCTCTTGGAGTGCGTCAGCGCGATGGTGGGCCCGAATCCTCAACTCTTGCAGCCCGTCTCCCAGTTCGCCAATGTGCTGGTCGAAGAGCAGATGGTCTCGTTCTACCCAGGTTCAGTCGGGATGTTCCCGATGGCGTCTCCGATCCAGTTTGGCTCAGGTTTGGGCGCTCCTGGCTCGGAGATGATCATCTTCCTCACCTACATCGCGGGTTGGCCGAACGCCTTCCTGACCGCTCCCGCATCTGCTGGCGACACGTCCATCGAGGTATCGACCACCACCGGGATCTGCCCGCCTCTCCCCTCTTCGATTGGAGGGAACGCGGTGAGTCAGATGAACCTATACGACGGAGCCAGCAAGGAAGCGATCGTCGCCACGGCGCAGGATCCCGTCGGGCTGACGGTCACGCTCCAAACAGGCCTGTTGGCCAACCATCCCGAGGGATCCAGGATCACCGGGCTGCCGCCGGCCATCCGCAAGGCGGTTGTCCTGGCCACCACGGGCATCCTGAAGACGCGTGGCGGTGGTGGATACGTGATGAACTCCACCAAGGGACAGCCGCAAAAGGCCCCCCCAAAGGAAGCGATCTCGGATCGCGACCGGGACATGATCGCCCAGCTGCTGGTCGGCTACCGCGCCGTCATCGCTTGATCCTGTGAGCCGCAAGACCCTCCGCTACGCCGCAGCGACCTTCTTCTCGCAGATCCCCAACCTCGATCTTCTCCCGGCCCAGGACTTCTTCCAACAGTCGGAACACCCAACCCTCTCCGGTTCAGGTGCGACGGGCTACGTCTACATCATGGGCGACGAGGAGATGCAGGGAAGGCTCACCGGTTCACCGCAAACCGGGATCGAGACCCGCTACACCGTCGTCCTGGTGGTCGAGTTCGAGTCCGGCGCGGAATCGCCGACTTACATGGACGACCACGACGACATGATCCAGAACATCAAGACCCAGCTGAGGTCTGACCCCACACTCGGAACCCAAGCGATTCAGGGTCAGCCCGGAGCTGTGTGGCAGGCCGGGAAGGGCGATGGATCGGGGCAGTTCGATGTGCGCGTCTTCAGTGAGTTGCCGGAGACCGACGACGACCAGGCGGGCGTTGTGCGGATCCGCACCTCGGTCGAGTTCATGGCCATCGAGCAGGTTCTTGTAGCAGGTGGGTGATGGCAACAGAGAACGATCCCTTCAAGAACTCCGGCGCATTCGGGACTCGCCCCAAGTCTTCCGGTGGCTCCTCGAAACGCAAAAAGAAGGGCCACGCCAAGGATGTGGTCAAGTCCGCCGAGAAGCTCGGAGAGCGGACAGGACGAAGGTCCACAACCGACCCCTTCACCACGCATGTGGCGATGGAAGAGTTCATCACCGCCAGACAGGGTTTGATGCGCGGCGAGATCAAGTTCGCGAGTCCATCTCCTGATCTCGCGCCAAGGATGTTCCCCGGCGCTCGGACGCTGTTTGGGACGCCAGAAAAGCTACTGGGGATCGAAGAGTGAACAAGTACCGCTACACCGGCCACATCGAGGTCATGGTGCCGCTGTTGGGAAGGAAGGTTTCGCCCGGAGACGTGGTCGAGACCCCCCATGCACTGATCCATCCCCACTTCGAGCGCGTCCGGCCGGCCAAGAAAGACTCACCAGAACCCGAAGGAGATGCCCAGTGACATGGGAAGTAACTAACGCCCTACCCGAGGCACTCCAAAGTCTCGGGATCGCCAAGGAGGTAACTCCTGGCACCGGAGTGGCCCCGGCCTATTGGCTGGGCCCGAAGACCATCACGCCCAGTGATGACGTCGGCAACGTCGACATCGAGGGACTGCGTGGTTCGATGGGCAAGCGGTTCGGAGTCGTCTCAACGATCGAGACCGGCTCGATCAAGTACGAGGGCAACTTCTACCCCGACGTGGACGGGTTCGCCCTGATGGGGATCCTGGGAGACCTCACCGAGACCGGTTCGAGCGCTCCCTACACCCATGCCGCCAGCCTGCTGAACTCTGCTCCTGGTCAGCCCCACAGCTACACCCTGACCCACCAGTGGGGAGCCACGATGGCTCGCCAGCGGACGTTTGGCGTGTGGGACTCGGTGGAGATCGGGTTTACCGCAGCAGGCATCATCACCATGTCCGCGTCCTGCTCGACCTTCGCGTCAACCGAGGTCAGTCCCACAACTCCCGCTCTGTCAACCGTGGTTCCGATCGCAGCATGGCGGGGTACGGTGACCATCGCGGGAACCCAGGTCTACACCAACTTCGACGGCAAGCTGACACTCAAGAGGACCGTGGAGGCCATCAAGGTGCTGAACGGCACCCAGACTCCGGGAGCCAACTTCGCGGACACCCTGGACGTTACAGGCTCGCTCTCGTTCGTCGCTGATGCCGCAGATACCGAGCAAGCCCGGTTCCTGGCCTTCACCCAGCCGGTCATCGTGATCAACTTCACCTCTGGAACAGGTGCAACCGAGACAGCTCTGAACATCCAGATGAGCCAAGTCAGCTACTCGAAGTTCGATCTGAAGTCCGAAGGGGCCAAGATGGCCGGCGACGTGAGCTTCAGTTCGATTCTCAACAGCACAGACGCCGGGGCAAGCGGAGGGGAGTCGCCATGCAAGATCACCCTCACCAACGCCATCCCGGCCAGCATTTACTAGGAGGGGACGACGTTGTCAGAGGAAAGGGTAGAGCTACCGTCTGGGGAATGGGCCGTGCTGCGTGACCCAAAGAGGGTGCTGAACGAAGAGCGCGAAGCCATCCTGGAGCGCGTCGAGACTGACGCCGCCGATTCGGCATCGTTCATGACGAAGCTCGGGTTCGCGGATCGCCTAGTGGTGCTCATGGTCAAGGAGTGGTCCTATCCCCTTCCGGTGCCAAGCGTGTCGCCAGAGAGCCTGAAGAAGGTGTTCGGCGTTGACATCGATCAACTCCGCTTGGAGATGATGAAGCCTGCCCGAGTGCCGTTCCTCGACATCAAGGACGACAGCGACCCAAAAGCCCCTACTGGCAACTCCGAGACCTCGAAATGGGAGTCTCCTACGGGAACCTCGAACTCCGAGACAATCTCCCGAGACACTTCCGCGATTACCGCTTAGTCAAGCTCGGCCTGAGCCTGCAGGACGTTCAAAAGGCCCCGGCGGTCCTGACCGATTGGCTGCTGGCCATTGACGGGGCAGTGGCGAAGGGTGAAAGGCGGGCGCAGGATTGAAGATCAGGATCTCGGTCGAGAAAGGACACGCCACTGCTGACGCGATTCACCGGATGCGGGACAGGCTCGACAAGGCGGTCAAACAGGCCACCTCGGACGCCCTCTACATGGTCGAGCGGAAAGCCATCGCCAACACCTACATCGTGTTCAGGCATCCGACCGGACGCCTGGCGGGTTCGTTCCGCATCGAGCCGGTCCGCAGGTCGGACGGCGGGTGGACCGGCAGGGTCGGCCCCACGGTGATCTATTCCCGCATCCAAGAGCTGGGTGGCGAGATCTTCCCCAAGCGGGCCAAGTTCCTGCACTGGGTTGATGAGACCGGCAGCCACTTCGCGCGGCACGTCACGATCCGCAAGCACCCCTACCTCAAGCCCGCGGCAGAGGAGGTCAAGGGGACGCTGAGTGATCTCTACCGAGCGCGCCTCACCGCGGCTCTGTCGGAGTAGCTACCTAACCACCAGGGCGACGGCCACGACGACTGTCCACAGGACCGCAAACGTCCCAAATATGACGAGCGGAGCCTGCCAGCCGCGTTTCCAAGCCACCCAGGCGGCATAGGACGCGCCGAAGACCCCAAGCAGCAGGGATGACGCGATGGCCGCGGCCCAGTAGGCCCCGTCTAGTCCGAGCGGATTCTCCTGCGTCTCCACGGCTCGCCGGACGGTACTACACGGCTCCGCCCGAAGTCAACCGAACTGAAGGGGTCGTCATATGGCTGGAGAATACCTCCCTCCCGTAGTCCTCAAGATCACGGCGGACATCGACGGACTCATGGGGAAGCTCGAAGCTGCCCAAGCTAGGATCGACGAGTTTGAGGCCGACAACGAGGCCAAGGGCGAAGCCATGCGAGGCGGTGGCGCGGGCAGCGGCACTCCCGGCGGAATCGGGTCGCGCGGAGGCGTAAGCGCCCGCGGTGCAGCTGATGCCGAGGCCCTGGAACGGGCCAGCCGCAACATTGAGCAGGCGGGGAAGAACAGTGGTTTCCTGGAGAAGCAATTCTCGGCCATTCGCCAGACCATCACCGGCTCCCTCCCCAGCGGACTCGCTGCACTCACCAACAACTTCAAGGCTCTCGGAGGGAGCATCCAGTCGGCCAGCAGCGCGCTGGGCGGCTTCGGGGCTGGACTCGGGGCCGCGCTCGGAACTGCCACTGGCGCATTCGCAGGGCCGCTTTCGGCTCTGAGCGGCCTTGTGAGCTTCGGCAAGCAGTGGGCCGTCCTTGTGCCGACGCTGTTCGCCGCACCGGCACTCCTGGGCGCAGTCGGTGGCGCAGCAGGTGGACTAGCGGCCTCGTTTACCGTGCTGACGACCGCGGTCGGGATCTTCGCCATTGGGGCAATGCAGGCCATGTCGTATGTGACTGCGGTCTCCACGATGGCCGGATTCGATGCCCTCTCGGCCCCACTCCAGAAGCTCTACTACGCCTATCACAACCTCTCGAACGAGATGACGCTGATGGCCCAGAACGCCGGGGGCCAGAGTTCCATCGTCTCGACGCTGACCAACATGTTCAACACATTCGGGACGGTGCTTCAGCGGATCGCCCCGGTCATGGGAGAGATCGCCTCAGCCGGCCAGTCGGCCTTCAATGTCCTCTCCGGGGGCCTGCTGGGCGGCAAGTTCACCACCTTCATCAACTGGGTGGGGGCGAGCGCTACTCCTGTCCTGACCACCTTCTCGCAGACCTTCGTCAACATCGCCGAAGGGTGGACCTCCCTGATGGAGGATCTGACCCCGGCCATGACCCTCTTCGACAACGGCATGGTGAAGCTCACCGGGGACTTTGCGAACTGGGCCGCGAGTGCGCAGCCCCAGATTGCGGGGTTCGTCGCCTACGTCCAGCGGGCGTGGGGCCAGATATCTCTCTTTTGGGAGGGTCTCGGTCACATCATCTACGAGTTCTTCTCGTCCGCGGCTGGCGCGGCCCCTGCACTGTCAGCGGATCTTGGGGGGCTGTTCACCACCATCGGGAACGCCATGCCGACGCTTGTGGCCTTCGCGGACACCGTGCTGCCGGGAATCGTCAAGGGCTTCTCTGCCTTTACTGGCGGCTTCTTCACGGGGATCTCGGAAGGCATGGGGCCGCTCCTCAAGGCATTTGGGGGCATCGGGGGCCCGAACTGGACAGAGGTCGGAATCACGGTCGGCAAGTTGATCGACCAACTCCTCGGCTTCCTACCCCCCGCGACGCAGCTGGCATCCTCCGTGCTGAACCTTGCCACCGACTTCTTGCAGTTCAAGGGAGCCATCGAAGGCGTAGTCGGCGCGTGGATACTCCTTAAGAGTGTCGTGGTCATCGGCCAGTTCGCCGCCACTGTGGGGAAGCTCGGGGGCCTCGCGGCCATCTTCAACCCCATTGGTCTCTCAATCATGGCAGTCGTGGGGGCCTGCATCCTCTTGACGATGCACTGGAACCAAGTCGCGGACACAGCTCAGCTAATCGCCTTCCGAATCCAGGGCGCCTTCAATGCACTGGCCAAAATGATCGTGTCGATCTTCCGACGCCTTCCTTCCGACATCGCCAAGGCGCTAGAAGGTATCCCCGGCGACGTCGGATCGGCCCTTGAGAAGATCCCTGGAGTGGGGGTGCTGTTCTCAGCGGGAGGCGATATCTCGCACCTGTTCTCTGGGGGAGGCAGCGCGGCGAGCAAAAGTCAGCAGCCAACGAATATCACGATCCACCAGGGCGGCATCACCATTCAGGGCCATGCCGACAAGGAAACCGCTGCCCAGATTGACAAGGCCATAAAGGACAACAATCGGCAGCTTGTGCGGCAGATAATCATGGCGCGGGAGCCCTAACTGATCGTCCCTATGGAGATCGGCGGGAGCGCCGTGCCGAACAGCGGGGTGTAGGCGACTCGGTAAGCGCCCGGTGGGACCTGGTAGCCAATATCTCCTGTCATTTCATCTCCGGGCGTAAGATTGCCGCCGGGAGAGTCGGGGCCGTTGGTGAGGATCACCTGATTGTAGGTCTGTCCCTGCGGCCCGAGGATCTCAAAGTCGGTAAGCCCAGCGACGCTCACGGCGGAGGCGCCGTGATTGGTCAGAGATACCTCGATCGAGACCGTGACGTAGCCAGCCGGATTGGGCTGTCCAAAGGGGGCCGCGACTACGGTGGCACTGTCCACGAGAAACGCCACGCCGTTCTTGCCGGTCACGGCTGCCCCGATCCCCGGAACCGGCGTTGGCGTCGGAGCTGGCGTGGCCGTCGCAGTAGGAGGAGGAGTCGCGTAAGCGGCTTGGCTCGGAGTGGCATTGGGGCCCGCGGCGGGCGCCGCAGTCCCACACCCGGCAATTGCCAAAGCCGCCAGAAGGCCAGCGGGCGCGCCGATCCACACCTTCATTTAGTCCCCTTCCGTGACTAGTCGCGCAGTAGGCGCCACCATAGGCGGCCCGCGAGGAGGCCGTCAACCCACCTGAAGATCTCGTAACCACCCTG